GGCAAGTCGGATAGCTTCACGAATATCGTCATCGGTCATGGACTTCTTAACGATTACCGAGTACTCATTCTTTTTAATATATTTCTTCAAATCGCTTCTGTCCATAGCGTCGTATTCATCTTTTGACTCCTCTTCGCTTTCTTCTTCCTCTTCAGAATCTTCTTCCTCCTCCTCTTCTACAACTTTTTTAGAGGTTTTTTTAGCAGGTTTCTTAGCGTCTTCCTCTTCTACTTCAGAAGCAAGATCATCATTTTCTTCTTCCTCTGTTTTAGAGCCTTCAGTTTCTCCTCCTTCAACAAAAGATTCCGCAATTTCGATAAGAGTGTCCATATCTTCCTCTTCCATGCCGTCGATACCATTTTTAACTAGAATTTTGATGAGCTCCTTACGAGCTTCTTCTTCTGTTTTAACGTTAATTCCTAAAGATTTAACGCGTTTTGTTACACTTGAACTCAATTTTGTTCCCATTTTTTTTACAATTTTTAATTATTAACTATTTTTTCTATTCTTCATTATCTAAACTATAGCTTGAATATACTTTTCTTTGTTGTAATAATTCATTGCCATATTTTTTGATTAAAAAAGATTTTTGCATTTCTATTATATCTGAAACCTCTAGTGGTTCATCACCGCTATCAATTACTTGTTTTCTTATTTTTTTATCCTTATTGTTAAAATAAACTTTGCTAAGAAGTTTTGCGCTGTGACCTCTTAAAAATAAACTGAATATGGCTCTTTCTTTTCCATCTAAACCTTCCAAAAGGTCTATCCCATTTACAAAAAATTTATTTTCTTCAGGAGAAATATTTGTATCATCTTCAACTCCAAAATCATAATTTATATCATCAATCCGAGTTTTATAATTTTCTCGGCTAATGTACTTCATAAAATCTCTAGTTTTATTTGAGCAGGCGGCTTCTAAATAAAAACGAATTGGAACAGGTTTTGAAGCTTCATTTCTACGATATTTTCCCCATCGCCTTCCATAAGATTTTATAGAAGTAAATATTTTTATCCGAAACTCTTGAACCAAATCTTCAAATTCAAATGATAGTTCTTCATATGAAAATATTTTACTTGCGTATTTCTTAGCAAGATACTCATATCTATTGTAGAGCAATTCTGACATTTTAGTATCTTTTACCATTTTGATTTACAATTTTGATTTACGATTCTGAGGTAAAAGTAATGTCTTGCTATAAATAAAAAAAATATTTTGATTAAAATTTTTGGATTTACCCAAAGATTTAACTCTTGTTAAGAAAAAACTTTGAATAAACCCAACAAAATATATATTTCATAAGATTCTACAAACTTCATTTTTAGAAGCAACTTCATATTCTTGTCGTTGTTCAGAGTATAAAGTTAAAGTTTCATCTTCATTTATTTGATCTAATATCCAAATATCTCCTCTAAAAGAAAAATCATTCCCAATAGAATAATAATTCTTTAAATCTGATTCGCTCAATTCAAATTTAGGTTTTCCTAATTTATCAAATAATTCTCTTTTTATTTCTTGCATCTTCGAAGAATTATTCAATATGCTGTCCAAACAATTTCTCTTTGCTATATCATTTATCTTTTCGGACTTATAATTTAAAACTCTCTGATAATAAGATTTATCAGATGGGCTAAAATAGATTTTCTTTCTAAAGTCGGCAATCAAATACTCTCTTTGTACAGCAAGAAAATATTCTGCCACTGAAAGGTTTCTTGTTTTATTTATTGTCATATTATTAATTATTTTAATTTACCTATAACATCTGTTACAAAGTCTCTAGGCTTTTGTATATGATTGAAAACTTCTAATGCTTCGTCTTCATTACATTCGTCTATATCCTTTTTCATTGTATAAGTAATACCTGTGACAAAATAATTTTCAAGCTCTAATCCATACCTCTTTATATCCTTAATGGCATCAAAATCGTATAACAAAATTACATTTGTTACTCCCTTTATTCTTAACTTTTTAGATTGTTCAGGAGATATTTTTTTACCGAACGTACAAACACATTTTATCTCATCTCCTTCCCAAAGTTTCAAAACTTTATCAACAGATATTTTATCAAATATCCCTTCGACCAAAATAACGGATAAAGTATTTTTTGTTATTTCATCATATCCAAATAATAATTCGGCGAATTTTGTACCAACACTATTATTGTACCTCCTTTTATCTATAGGTACTTTTTTATCTCCATATCTTCCAACAAAACCCTTTATTTTTTCTTGATCAAAGACAGGTATCAAAACATAATTTTCATATTTTCTAAATAAATTTGTAGCTCCTATATTATATCTTTCACAATCTTCTGAAGTGACACCTCTATTTTTCAAATAAACGGTACTATTTTTAGAGACTTTCCAACCAACGGGCATCTTTATAACGGGCAAGTCAGTTAACGCTATATCGTCTTGCTTTAACTCTTCCTCTAACATCCCTCGAAGACTTTGAATAGTTTCTCTATTTTCAACGGTCGCCCCCTCTAACAAATAAGTCTTTCCGAGTTGTTTGAGCAATTTGTATATGCTTCCAAATTCTCCGCATTTTTTACAATCAAATAATTGAGTTTCTTTTGATATATAAAAATGAGAAGATTTTCCACAAAAAGGACAATCGCATATGTATTGTCCTCTACTATTCAACTTTGGATTTATCAATAAATCTCTAAGGTCTGAATCATCTATCGTCTTTGTCTTTCTTTTCATTTTTACAATCGTATTCGTCCCAATCAGTTGCCATTGTTCTTTTTCTATCGTAGAATCTAGCGTATGAAAAATTAGTACATATATGTATAGGGTCTCCGTTTTTGTAATCTCGAAGCTTATCAGTATTTAGACGTATCATCTCTTCTTTCGATTCATCCCTTGTAGCATTTAAAGTAACAAAAATATCGAATGGTCTAAGTTTTCCCTTATCCTCACTTAATTGAGCGCGGGTAATTACAAATTCTGGGTCGTTTTTGCTTTCTTCTGGAATATTACTACTTTGAGTTGCCGCATGAACCACCGCATTGAATTCCATAGCTAACATCTTCATACCTTTTGCTAATTTAGCTTGTCGAAAACGTTCTTCGCCAGGAGTATAATTATGTCCGTCTCCTACTTCTAATAATTCTAAATAATCTACTATAATAACATCTATTTTGCCATATTTTTTCTCCATCTCTTTCACTTCTCTTCGAATATCAGGTAAAGTTTTGGCATTAAAAGTTTCTTCAGAAGAGATAAATATATCAGATTTTTTTAGTTTTTTAATTATACGTCTAGTTACTTCCATTTTTTTGCTAGATATATTACCAAGTTTAACCTCTTGATAAAGCGTTCCCGTCCAAGCTGCGTCATATCTATCAGCACATTGTTTAGCCGTTCCCTCTAATTGAAAATGGGCTACCCGAAAACCCTGTCTAGCGGCAGCTACTCCTAGAAAAACCAAAAGTTGGCTCTTACCTGTTCCACTATCTCCCAACCAAAGAACACACTCTCCCGTTTCTGGTCCACCGCAATCACCTCCTAGACGGTAATCAATTTCATCAATAGTAGTTGGTATTTTGTAATATCTCTGATAATCTTCGCTGTTACGACGCGCTTGACGAACTTCAAAATCTGCAAATACTCGTTCAAATTTGGCGTCTTGAATAGAAAACTTACTAAATTCTTCAGCATACTTTACAAAAATATCATAAGCTTTATCTTTTTCTCCGCGATTATAAACATCAGTTATCGAATCGTTTGCCTCTAAAAACTTCATTTTCTTTATGAACTTTTCAAAGGTATCTACTATCGTTTCGTGACCTCCATTTTCATCTATTTCAATATCCGAAATTTCTTCTACCTTATCAAGAACTTTTTCATCATCCGAAAAGTTTTGTTGAAGTTGACCTATCGTCGGAATCTTCCCCGTCTTATCATAACGTTTTGTTAACCATTGCCATAACTTCTTTTCAGATTCATTTTGTAAATACGAAAATTTTAAATATTGTCTAGCTATATCAAATACAGTCCTCTTACTTAAGGCTGCAGCGAATAGCTCAACGGTAAAATTATTAGTTAAAATATTATCTTTCGCCATATCCTCTTTTGAAATATATTTTTACATACTCTTGTTTAAGGAGTTCTTTACATTCTTTTTTGAAAACACAAGTCGCGCATTTACTACTCTTATGAAAATATAGAGTAGTATTAGCTATGCACCATAAAAACCCACGCTTTGTATTATGATAATCAGATTTGAATTTTTCTTCCACTGATCTTACAGACGTTATTATTTCGCTTATATTAGTTTG